ATATAAATCCAGGTTTATGGAATTTCGTTCCTTCTGCCGGTAGTTTAGCAATTAATTTTGGACAAAACATAGGTTATACTAAGGATTTCTCAGGAAACACCATTATTGGTTTACCTGATGCCGGAATTTTAGAATATACGGTACAATCAACTCCAACCCCAACTCCAACCATAACACAAACTACAACCTCAGGTTTATTATTAACACAAACACCAACACCAACAAGAACATCTACACCAACTAAAACGGTAACTCAAACAATTACATCCAGTGTTACACCAACAAGAGCGTCAACCCCAACTCCAACACCGACATATGTACCATCATCCTTGACGATGACAGTTAACTCAACAGGAAATACTCAGAATTGGTTTATACAAGGTTCTTCAAGTTTTATAATGACTATTAATTGGGGTGATGGACAAGTACAAAGTTATGTCGGTAATGATAACTACAACCCAACACATACGTATTTAACACAAGGAGATTATATTGTAACAATAACATCATCAAATTTCTCTTTAATCACTTATTTGGATGTTTCAACATCTTATGGTGACAATAGGTTAAAAAGTATTACAGGGTTAGAAAATTTAACATCACTTAATACTTTAATTTTAGGCGGTAATTTATTAACATCATTTGACCCAAATCCTTTGGTTGATAGTGTTAGTACATTAGATTTATCTTATAACAATTTAACAACTTTTGCACCAACATTACCATTACCTTATGGTTTAGTTAATTTGTATTTAAATAATAACTCAATTTCAACATTTACACCGGTAGAACCATTACCTCTTAATCTACAAAATATATTTTTGAGTAACAATTTATTAACAAATTTCAATCCATCATATCCAATGATTAATGTGGTTAATTTGGCATTAAATAATAATTTAATTACAGGATTTACACCAACACAGCCTTTACCTATTTCATTAGAAGTGTTAAATTTATCGAACAATTTAATAACAACTTTTGCACCGGCAACACCTTTTGCAAAATCGGTAAGTGAATTATATTTAAACAACAATAGTTTATCATCATCGGGAATTAATAATGTGTTAGTTTATTTGTCGGGTGTGACCGGTTGGTTATCACCAAACAATATAACATTATTTAATCAAAATGGTGGTGGATGTTTAAATAGTTCTGGTGTTGGACGTAACGCTTACCTAAGTTTAACAGGTTTAGGGTGGACAATTGATGTTGATATGTGTTAATAAATAAAAAAAAAAACAAAAAAAAAATGAAAAAAATGAAAAAACTATTACTTGCATTAGTATTACTAATCTCTATTAATGTTTCTGCAAGAACACTCTATGTGAGTCAATTTGGAAGTGATTCTAATAATGGAACAACAATATCCACACCTTGGAAAACTCTATCACAAGTACAGAGTAATGTTGTTAATGGCGATATTGTTTTATTTGCCAAAGGGAGTAAATTTTCTGGTACTCTAAATTTATCAAATAAAAATAACATTTATTTTGGTGTGTATGGAACAGGTGCCGACCCATTATTTTGGGGTACGGGGTCACAAATTCAAAGTTTAATTGAATTAAATACATGTACAAACATAACATTTTATGGTTGGAACATTAGTGACACTACTATTTCATTCACAGATAGAAAAATACAAGCCAAAATACAATATGTATTTATATTTCGTAGTTCATCTACAGGTTGTACAATTAGAAAATGTAGAATGGATAGAATGGGTTATGGTGCATACATTCCTCCATTTAATAATGGTAATACAATGGATTCTTGTGATATTGGAAATCTCAGAATGATAAGAAATACTCCGGGAGGTGATGATGATTATGGTGGTGTTCCAATACAGCTTTCTAGTAGAAATAATGTTGTTACTAACAACTACTTTCATGATTGTTATGCAGTGAGTTATGATTATGGATTTGATGGCGGAGGTGTAGAGTTTTTTGAAGAGGGTGATACCGTTAAAGGTAATAAAGTAATGTACAATACCTTTATAGATTGTGAGGGGTTGTTTGAATTTGGAAGTAATAATGATGGAGTTGCTAGATATCCACATTCTGATAATGTTATTGCATATAATAAATTCATTAACAACAATACGGTAGTATATATAAATAACAATGGTCAATATAAAACTAAGGTTAGAAACTTACAGTTTTATAATAATGTAGTGGTACAAACACTACCTAATAAAAATCCTGCTGGTAGTAGTGGTATACAGTTTTCAATGGCAATTGATGATGCAACAACCGGAATTATTGTACTTAAAAACAATATATTTCAAGTTAGTAATGGGTTACCAATAACCCCAAATGGGCAATTTGATGGTGTTAATTTAACTCACACTAACAACATATACAAACTATCTAATGGTAGTGTTACTAACTTTACATTAGGTGGTACAGAGATTGCTACATCAGGAACTATTTGGGTGAATACATCAGATGCAAATCCTTTAAATTGGGATTATCGTTTAACCTTCACATCTCCAGCAAATAATAATGGTGTTGATGTTGGACTTACAAGAGATTTTAATAATAATACTGTTATTCCACCTCCGGATAGGGGAATTTTAGAATATGGAGGTATACCACCTGCGGCGTGTTCATTTACATATGGTACTTGGTCCGCTTGTATTAATAATGTTCAAACAAGAAGTTATACCGTTTCACCGGTAGGTTGCACAGGGACTCCCGACCCTGATAGTATAAGGAAAACTTGTACATCACCAATTGTAACAGGAAGAAAATTTTACTTTAGTACTTCAGGTGATGATGGTAACAATGGATTATCACCGGCAACTCCTTGGAAAACATTGACTAAATTACAATCATTTAGTACTAGTTCATTACCCGGGGATACATTCGCATTTAAATGTGGGGATGTATTTGCAAATGGAAATGACCGAAGAATTGCGATGGAGTGGGATGGTCCCTCAGGAACGGCAAGAAATCCAATTGTGTTTACATACTATGGCGATTTAAAACTTGGAAACCCTAATTTTTTATTTCCAAGACCAACATCCGTTGCGGCCACCAACAGATACAATATGTGTTTTAAAAATGCGTCTTATTTGATTTTTGATGGATTACAATTTAATGATTTTAGATTTCCGGTTAATGATAAGGTATCGTCAGCATTTACCGCTTCAGGACTAATGTTTGGTGAAAGTATGGATACAAAATCTTTTTATTGTACAATCAAAAATTGTTATTTCAGTAATATTGGGTACGGTATTTTGGGTGATTGCGATAATTGCACCATTACCAACAATACTTTCACAAACTTCAAATCGGTGGGTGATACGTTCGGTATTCACGATATTGGTGCCGATGCACTTCAAATTTCAGGAAAAAAATATAGAATAACTAATAACTACATTAGTGGTAGTTGGGCATATTCAAGTGGAACAAATTCTTCTTCAAATGGTTTACTTGGTGGTGCACTTGAAACCATTAATGATTTTGATAGTAGCTTCATTGGATATAATATATTCATTGATAACTCGGGTGCAATGGAAGGTGGACAATTCGCAGGTACACAATATGGTCCAAACGATGATACATTTGCATATAATTTATTTATTAACAACTCTAATGTAGTTTATGTTAATACAACAAATACTTTTAAATGTACCGCCTACAAACTTCATTATTGGAATAATGTTATTATTGAAAATGAAAAATCGCGATTTACAGGTAGAAATAATGGTGGGGATGCGTTAGGTAACGGACAAACATATTCTTCTACAGGATTTTTATATTGGCCTCCAATACCTCCAAGTAAATCAACTTTTACTCCTCAGATATACAATTATTATTCTAATTGGAGAACTTTTGATTGTGGTGACCAATCATTTGTGCCGGGAGACACTCTTTATGATATTAGAAACAATATTATTTGGAATACAAATGGTTTACAATTAAAATCTAGTGTTGCTAGAAGACCAAAAGACCACTATAGAAATAACATATATCACATTAAAGGTAGTTATCAATTGGCAACAAATCTTGGAGATGATGCGGTATTAGACATAGGAGAAAAAATTATAAACGGAAGATTGTTTGTTGATACATCAAACGCTTTTCCACAAAATTGGGATTTGCATATTGTTGATACGTCATCAGCAATATTAGGAGGAGTAAATGTGGGTATTTTAAAAGATTATGGAGGAAATACTGTATCAGGAAATCCAACAATTGGTGTATACCAATATTCTAAAACTCCAAAACTAACGGCTTCTTCAACAAACGTTACGTGTAAAACGGCGAATAATGGAACGATAACCGCTAGTGCAAGTGGTGGAACATCACCTTATCTTTATAAGATAAACAATTTAACCTATCGTAGTTCAGGTAGTTTTACAGGTTTAGCACCAAACACATATACTGTTTATGTTAAAGATTCGAAGGGGGTTGTAAGTACATTGACTGTTACGATAAAATCAAGTAATGTTGTTTGTACTCCTTAAAAATAATTAAAAGTTATGTGAACCCTCCCCTAAAAAGGAGGGTTTTTTTTATTAAAATATTTTTTTTTACTCTTCATTATTTTAATCTTTATAGTATTTTTTATATAAAAAGAAAACATAATGAAAATTTTTATTCAAATTGCGTCTTACAGAGACCCCCAATTAGTCCTTACTATCAAAGATATGATTGAGAAGGCAAAAAATCCAAAAAATTTAAGATTTGGTATTGCGAGACAATTTCATCCTGACGATAAGTTTGATGATTTATCTGAGTATTCTAAAGATAAAAGATTTAGAGTGTTAGATATCCCATATAACGAATCTAGAGGTGTTTGTTGGGCAAGAAATCTTACACAACAACTTTATCAAGGAGAAGAATATACCATGCAAATTGACTCTCATATGAGAGTTGAACAAGATTGGGATAAAACTCTTATTGACATGATTAAACAACTTCAAAAGAAAGGTCATGAAAAACCTTTGTTAACGGGTTATGTTTCATCGTTTGACCCTGACAATGACCCAGCGGCAAGAGTTAGAGACCCATGGAGAATGGTGTTTGATAGATTTATCCCTGAGGGTGCTGTATTCTTTTTACCTGAAACAATTCCAGGATGGCAAGAATTAACAGAACCAATACCTGCAAGATTTTATTCAGCACACTTTTGTTTTACAGTAGGAGAATTCTCAAATGAAGTACAACACGACCCTGAGTATTATTTCCACGGTGAAGAAATATCTATTGCCGCAAGAGCGTACACATGTGGATATGATTTATTCCATCCACATAAAGTAGTTATTTGGCATGAATATACTCGTAAGGGTAGAACAAAACAATGGGACGATGATAAAGAGTGGGGTGAAAAAAATAGAATCGCGCATTTAAAAAATAGAAAACTATTTAGTATGGATGGAGAAATCTATAATCCTGAAGAGTTTGGTAAATACGGATTCGGAACTGAAAGAACTTTAATGGATTATGAAAAATTCTCAGGTCTTTTATTTGGTGATAGGTCAGTTCAACAATACACGTTAGATAAGAACTATCCTCCAAATCCTTATAATTTTGAAACTGAAGAAGAATGGAGAAAAAGTTTCGCTAAAATATTTAAACATTGTATTGATGTGGGTTATGACCAAGTCACTGAAAAGGATTACGATTTTTGGGTTGTGGCATTCCACAGTGATGATGACGAAACTATATTTAGAAAAGATGCTGATAGAAATGAAATTGATATGATGATGAATGACCCTGACGGATATTGTAAAGTATGGAGAGAATTTCAAACCGCACATAAACCAGCATATTGGGTGGTATGGCCTCACTCAGAATCTAAAGGTTGGGGTAATAGATTAACAGGGAATTTATAATATGAAAAAAATAGCATTCGTTTCGGGATACTATACATATGGTGGTAATAAAGGAATTAGTGATAACAATCGTTTTATGTACGATTGTTTATACAAAACCGCTAAAAAGTATTTTTTAAAATCACATGATGTTGATTTAATATTCATAAGTAACGATGATATTGAAATAGATGGTGTTAATAATATAAAAATTGACCACGAATTAGTAGGTTATGACCATATGTTATTAATGAAGATTTTAGGTATAAATTTTATAGAACAAAAATATGATTATATATTTGTATCTGATGGTGACCAAATCTTTATAAATGATGTTAACGATGAAGATTTATTAGATTCCGACTTTTCATTTTTTGACCACTATTTTAAACCAACGATTAAATCTATTTTACCTGAAATATCCGATGTTGTGGATTTAAATTTTGACACGACAAAAGAAACATGGACTATGGGTAATTTTTTTGGTGGGTCTCAAGAAGTTATGTTGGATTTATTAAAACATACTAAGGAATATCATGAAAAATATTTAGGACAAGTGTTCTCAACTAGAGGTTTCTATGCCAGATATCCTGACGAAATATTTTTACTTAAGTACGCTTTTGAAAATAATGTACCACATAAACGATTGAGATGTACGATAAACCCTGTTGAGTCGTCAGAAAAATTTTTCTTATCGGACTTCACAATAGATGAGTCACAATATATTCTTTTTACTAACACAAAATTAATACACGATACTAAAAGAAATTTAGAAACATTAAAAAAAATAATTAATAATTATATCTAAAATAAAAAAAACATGAACAAAATTGTAGTTTGTCAATATTGGACAAAAAATTTAAGCTACGGTCAGTATACCGAGGCAATCAATAAAAAATATTGTGAAGAACAAGGTTACGTCTATCACAATGAAGTGGATACTGATAAGATATTCGCAAACTTAGATGGTAGGGCTATTACTTGGTATAAGCCAAAGTTCATCTTAGAAGTGTTGGAGACACATAATCCTGATTTTATTTTATTCTTGGATGCGGACGCTATTGTTTGTGATTCCAATTATAGAATAGAAGAGTTTATTGACGATAATTATAATATTATTTGTACTGAAGATTATGGACCTAGTAAATTAAATGCCGGTGTTTTTATTATGAAAAACACAGAATGGACTAAAAATTTCTTACAAAAATGGTGGGATATTTGTGACGAATTAACCGGAGGCGAACAAAATCAAAAAGGATATTACGCAAATGCGTTATGGCATGACCAAACATGTTTCGGTCATTTAATGTCGGCATTACCTGACGCAATACAAAACATTAAATTAATTAGTAATAAAGTATTAAACGGTAGAGATTATAAAAATTCTGTTGATAAAAACTTTATTTTTCATGCCTTTTCTTATGGTATGATTAATAACAGAACTATTGATAACGCATATTACGATATCTTTAATGTAACAAAACCGACAGGTAAAGAACTTATTGATGTAGTACAATATTATAACACCGATAAACATCACGAACATAATTACTTTAATTTAATTTATAGCGAATTATTTAAAAATAACTACAAAGAAGTTAACAAATTTATTGAGATTGGTGTTCTTGATGGAGGTTCTGTTGAGTTATGGAGAGATTATTTTGTAAACGCTGAAATTATTGCTCTTGATTATAACATTCAGAATACTATAAATAAACTATCAGGTAAGAATTTAGATAGAATTACATTCCAAAGTATTGACCAATCAGACCCGATTCAGTTAGAGGAATTAACCACCCAATATAGTGATGTGGACGTTATTATGGATGACGGTTCACATAGAATGTATGACCAACAAATCACATTGGCTAAAACATTTAAAATGTTAAAATCAGGAGGAATTTATGTCTTGGAAGATTTACATACAAGTTTAGAAGCGGGTAAACCTGAAAAAGCTTGGTGTGGTTGGGGAGACGCAACAAAAACCATTACTTTAGATATGTTAAACGAATTTAACATGACGGGTAAAATTAAGTCAGATTATATGACCGAAGAAGAATGTGATTATTTAACCAACAATATTAAAAGTATTGATGTCTACAGAAACAGAGCCGATTGGAGCATAACTAGTGTTATTATAAAAAAATAAATATGATAGGAATAGTATATCACAGTTTTCTAACCGGAAATTGGAAAGAAGTTGTCTTAGGTCAATTAAGACGATTAAAAGAATCAGGGCTTTATGATAAATCAGACATTATTTGGTTTACTGTTAATCTTAACGGTAATGATGAAAGTGTTTTTGATGAAATTGCTAAAGAGTATCCAAAGGCAAATATAGAATATAATGTTGATAACCATGCGGAATATCCTGGTATAAGAAAAGTGAAAGAACTTGGTGATTCTCATGATGATTTAAAAATATTATATTTTCACTCTAAAGGAGTTAGTAATGATTATGTTGTTTCACACATAAAAACAAGAAGTGAAACTAAACATAAAAATGTTAACTCATGGAAAGAATGTTTAGAATATTTTGTTATTGATAAATGGGAGGATTGTATTGAGAAACTAAACGAATATGATAATGTTGGTGTTACTTGTAACAGTAATTGGTTTTGGGGTAACTTTTGGTGGTCTCAATCAAGTCATATTAAAAAATGTTCTGAAGTCGGTATATGGGGTAGATGGGATTATGAAGCTTGGTTAAATAGAGGTGTTGATTCTCCTAAGAATTACGAATACTATAAATTTACTTATAATCCATACTTAACTTATTTTGAACCTGATTGGTATAAGAACCCATTAAAATTAAAGGGGTCTAAAATTACTTTACATAAGGCATTATATGGTACCGCCGAATTCCAAATTGACGAAGGGTACGCAAGTACTGAATTAGGTATTACCACAGATGTTACTGATATTATTAATAAAAAATTAGAGAGTGAAGATTTTAAAAGGTTATACTTTAGGGTTGATAACGATACGATGGGTGGTGACCCAATATATGGATATAAAAAAGTATTAACAATTGATTTTTCATTAGATATTGAACCAAATAAAATATATACGGTTGGTATTGGCGAAGACCAACAATTAGATTTAAATTTTAATTAAAATGAATAAAAATATTACTATTGTAACCGGACTTTGGGATATGGGTCGCGGAGAACTTGATGGGTGGGCTAAAAGAGATTTTACCTCGTATAAAGATAGATTTTTTGAAATGTTAGAATCAGATGCACAAATGTGTATTTGGATACCTAGAGATTTAGAAGAAGATGTCATTAGAATTAGAAAAGATAAACCAACTAAAATTTTTATTAAAAATTTAGAAGATTTTGAAACATGGAATCCTTTTTATAGTAAAATACAAGAGATTAGAACCAACGAAAATTGGTTATCGTTAGCAGGGTGGTTAAGAGAATCCCCTCAAGCGTCGTTAAAGTTTTATAACGCGATGATGTTTACCAAAATGTTTATGTTAAACGATTCTGCAATTGTTAATCCATTTAATTCGGAATATTTCTTTTGGATTGATGGGGGATTAACAAATACGGTAAATAAAGGATACTTCCAACATGATTTAGTTTTGGATAATTTAGATAATTACGTAATAAAGAATGACGGTAAATTTGTTCATTTAGCATATCCTTATGAACCAACAAACGAAATACATGGTTTTGAAAAAAATGCAATGGCGAAATTTTGTAACGTTAGTTCAGTAAATTATGTTTGTCGTGGCGGTTTTTTTGGTGGAACTAAGAGTAAAGTTCATGATATTAACAACCTTTATTACTCAGTAATGGATACCACTTTAAATAGTGGATACATGGGGGCTGACGAATGTTTATTTACAATACTAACACATAGACATGAAGATATCATTCATAAGTTTGATATTGGTGGTAACGGTCTTGTTTGGCCGTTTTTTGAAGAGTTAAAAAATTATAAAACAGAGATTATTAAAAATGATGAAACTTTTTTAAATCCTGATAATACGGCATTATATGTAATAACATTTAATAGTCCAAACCAACTTCAAACATTAATTGATTCTATGTACGCATATGATTCCAATTTTGTTGATAAACCTAAAAAATTCTTATTAGATAACTCAAGTGATTTATCAACAACTGAGAAGTATTCTGAGATATGTAATAAATATAATTTTGAACATATTAAAAAAGATAATTTAGGAATATGTGGAGGAAGACAGTGGGTTGCTGAACACGCAAATGATAATGGATTTGATTATTATTTCTTTTTTGAAGATGATATGTTTTTCTATCCAAAAAAAGGTGAGGTATGTAAAACAGGATTTAATAGATATGTTCCCGATTTATACAGAAAATCAATAAATATTATTAACAAATATAAGTTTGATTTTTTAAAACTTTCTTTTAGTGAATTTTTCGGGGATAACGGGACTCAGTGGTCTTGGTATAATATTCCTCAGAATGTAAGAAATGAACACTTTCCTGATAAGCCAAATTTACCTGTACATGGTACCGACCCTGACGCACCAAGAACCAATTTTAAAAACATTAGATTTTATGAAGGTTTAGGAGTCATTAATGGGGATGTGTATTATTCAAATTGGCCTCAAGTTGTTAGTAAGGTGGGTAATAAAAAAATGTTTTTAACTGAAAAATGGGATAGACCTCACGAACAAACGTGGATGTCGTATATGTTCCAAAATACAAGAAAGGGGGAATTAAATCCCGCTTTATTATTGTTAAGTCCAACAGAACACAATCGTTTTGATTTTTATGATGGTTCGTTAAGAAAAGAATCTTAATCGTAATATTTATTATAAAAGAGACAATGGAATTTTTTATAAAAAAAGATGCAACATTACCACTACTTAAAATGCAAGTGGTTAAAGATGGTAGAAGTGACTATCAAAGTTTTATGAACTTGATAGAAACATCTACCATCGTTTTTTCTATGGTAGATGTTGCAACGGGAATACCAAAGATATCGTCAAAATTAGCAGGGTTTGTATCAAAAACTTTTGATGACCCTAACACTCCAACAGAATATTACATCTATTATCGTTTCACTAAAAAAGACACAGGTAAAGTAGGTAGATACGAGGGTCAATTTTTATTAAAGAACGAACAAGGTGATTTAATTGTTCCAATTAGAGAACAATTATTTATCAATGTTCAAGATTCCTTTGTTTCTGACAACCCGTGTTGTTAATTGATTTCCAAAAATAATTATTTTATATTTATAGTAATAAGGTTAATCCAACAACTTGTTGGAGCCAATGTACCACAAAAAACTATAAATTATGATTTCCCAAGAAGAGATTAAGTCCTTTTTAGAAGGCAACGACCCCGAAGAGCACATTGTGTGCGTAGAGTTTGATTACGCAAAAGATTGCGTTTACAAGATTAAAGAAATTCCAGGACAACCTAAAACAATACAGAAAGACACGTTTATTGCGTTCTCATGGGTTGGTGATTTAAGAAACCTAAATTTTTACCAAGATTCCAAAGGATTACAAAAAGAGTCAATGACCAAATATGGTATTGTAATTGAGAAATTAGAAACTCAAGGTAATGATAGATTAGAGAAAGGACTTAAGTTTATGGTTAAGTCATTAAAGGGATATCGTTCACTTATACAATTTTTTAGAGATGGTGGATTAGACCCGTGGTCTGATAGAGCAAAAGATAAGATATTAATACTTCCCCCCGTAGAACAATACTTAATCTCAAAAGAAAAAAGATTATTCAAAGGTTATGAAGAATACAATGATGTTACCCGACTTGTATTTGACTTGGAGACGACCGCATTAGAACCTAAGGATGGTCGTATATTCATGATTGGAATTAAGACAAACAAAGGATACAAGAAGGTTATAGAATGTTCTGACGCTGAACAGGAACGTCAAGGATTGATTGAATTCTTTAATATAATAGATGACATCAAACCAAGTATTATTGGTGGTTATAACTCCGCAAACTTTGATTGGTATTGGATATTTGAAAGATGTAAGGCACTTAATTTAGATATTAAAAAGATTTGTAGGACATTAAATCCGGGTAAAAATATTTCCCAATCTGAGAGTATGTTAAAACTTGCTAATGAGGTTGAGAAGTATAATCAGGTATCAATGTGGGGTTATAATATAATTGATATTATCCATGCCACAAGAAGGGCTCAGGCGATTAACTCAGGTATTAAGTCCGCAGGATTGAAATATATTACAAAGTATATTGATGCTGAAGCACCTGACCGTGTGTATATTGACCATACAGATATTGGTTCTATGTATGCAAAGAAGGAAGAGTATTGGTTAAATACTCAGAATGGTAAATATAAAAAGGCGGATAAACCTGAGTTTGAGGATTTAGATAAAAGATTTCCCGATGTTTATATTAAAGTAACGGGTGATAATATTGTTGAAAGATACCTTGACGATGATTTAGAGGAAACCTTATTGGTTGATGAAGAATTTAATCAAGGTTCGTTCTTACTTGCGTCTATGGTTCCAACAACATATGAAAGAGTATCCACTATGGGTACAGCCACTTTGTGGAGAATGGTTATGCTTGCGTGGTCATATAAAAATAAATTAGCTATACCTGAAAAACAACAAAAAAGAGAATTTGTTGGTGGATTATCTAGGTTGATTAAAGTTGGATATTCAAAGGACGTATTAAAGTTAGATTTTAGCTCTCTATATCCATCAATACAACTCGTTCATAATATTTTCCCTGAATGTGATGTAAGTGGTGTTATGAAAGGATTATTATCATATTTTAGAGGTACCAGAATAAAATACAAAAATTTGGCATCAAAATATAAAAAAACAGATAAAAAATTATCACAGAAATACGACGCACTACAATTACCTATTAAAATTTTTATTAATGCTTTTTTTGGTAGTTTAAGTGCTCCTCAGGTTTTTAATTGGGGTGATGTTGATTGCGGTGAACAGATTACATGTACCGGCAGACAGTACCTTCGTCAAATGGTAAAATTTTTTATGAAAAAAGGTTATTCTGTACTTGTTCTTGACACTGATGGTGTAAACTTTTCATTACCCATTGGGGGTGTTGATGATAGAGTATATATCGGTAAAGGTAATAATTGGTTAGTAGAAAAAGATAAGGAATATAGAGGATATGATGCGGATGTTGCGGAATTTAACGACATTTTTATGAAAAATGAAATGGGGTTAGATTGTGACGGTACTTGGGCAAGTTGTATTAATTTAGCAAGAAAGAACTACGCAACATTGGAGAATAATGGTAAAGTTAAACTCACAGGTAATACAATTAAGTCCAAAAAACTTCCATTATATATTGAGGATTTCTTGGATAAAGGAGTTAAGATGTTGTTGGAAGGTAAGGGTCAAGATTTTGTTAATTGGTATTATGACTATCTTCAGATTATCTTTGATAAACAAATCCCACTAATGAAGATTGCTCAAAGAGCCAAAGTTAAGTTATCAATGGATGATTATATGACTAGAACGACTCAAAAAACTAAGTCGGGTGGAGCTATGAGTAGAATGGCTCATATGGAATTGGTAATACAAAATAAGTTAAATGTTAATTTAGGTGATGTAATATACTACGTTAATAACGGTTCAAAAGCTTCTCATGGTGATGTCCAAAAAATATCAAAACCAACCAAAGCCCAAAATGAAGAACACACTAAAAAATATGGTAAACCAATGCCGGTGGATTATATTCAGATTAATAGTTACATGTTAGATGCTAAAGAGTTGGAGAATAACCCTGAAATGACGGGTGAGTATAATGTTCCAAGAGCAATTACCACATTTAATAAAAGAATTGAGCCATTATTGGTTGTGTTCAAACAAGAAATTAGAGATGGTTTATTGGTTGAGGACCCTAAAGATATGGGATTATTTACCAAAGAACAATGTGAACTAATTAACGGTGTACCATTTGAAGAAAAAGACCAAGATAGATTAAAAGAAGATTTGTTGGATATGTCTGTAGACGAAATTAAATTTTGGGAAAAAAAGAATATAAACCCAAATTATATTTATGATTTGGCGGAACCTGAGTGGGAAAATTTTATATAAAAAAATACTACTTTTATTAAAAGTTATAATATTTATTATTATGGGGAGACATAAAAAAAACAAAGAAGATAAAAAAATTAAAGTTAGTATTAGTATTAATAGAGAATTATATTATAAAATAAAAGAAGATAAAATTATGCCTTCCCGTATAATAGAAAAATTAATTAAAGAGTATTATGCAATTAAAAATTTGTTGTAGATGTAATCTTGAAAAGAATTGTTTAGATTTTAACGTATCTAAAAGAAATAAATCCGGTTTAAGGGGGGAATGTCGGGATTGTCAAAAATTGATTTACTCTAAAAAATCTGATTATTATAAAGAAAAAAGAATAGAAAGATATAATCGTAATCCAAAAAAAGAATTATTACGTAATAAAATATATTATGAAGAAAAAAAACCTGAGATTATAGAAAAATTAAAAATTAAAAAAAGAAATAATACAATGTTGAGGGTTTCTTCTAATTTAAGAAGTCGGATATCTCAATTTATTAAATCAAATAACATACACAAAGATAATAAAACTTTAGTTATGTTAGGTATTGATTTACCTAATTTTAAGAAACATATAGAAGAAAAATTTAAACCCGGAATGAATTGGGATAATTATGGTATGTGGCACATTGACCACATAATTCCATTATTTTTTGCAAAAAATACGGATGATTTAAACACTTTATGTCATTATACAAATTTACAACCTTTATGGGGAACTGAAAACTCATCAAAAAGAAATAAAATTATTTAAGAAATTTTTAACCCATCGCTTGAAAGGATATACCATCCTCCAGCACAATAAACAAACTCAACACACGCACCTTTGTCAATAAATATTTCATCATATTCATCATCAATTTTACCCATAATAGGTAATATTAAAACTTTTGTTAGTGCCTTTATTGTTACGTGGTCGGTAGTTGTGTGGTCTAATGTAACTTTACTACTATCAATATTTTTTATAATAACAATTCCCTCACCTTTAGTGACAAAAGTGGGGTCAGAAACTATTGCAGATTCTGATGATGTTATTGTTTTTCCGTTAATAATACGTTGTGATGGGATATTTCTTATTATTGCCATAAATTAAATTACATATATTTGACGAGGGAATGCCCTAAACTTCATCGCCTTGTTTAAATTTTCGGCGGTTAGTGCTTCTTTCTCCATCATTTTTTCAGGTCTCATTCTTTCAAGACGAGCCATAAGTTCTTCCCTAAGTTTATCTCTTTCATCTTTACCTTCAGTTAGTAAACTTGTATAGTCCATAGTTAACTCACTGTCAGGTGCTTTAAGATTACCACTATATTTACCTCTAACTCTACCTAAAGTTTCTTTACAAAGTCCAATAAACCATCTTCTAACCCACTGTTGTGCGGGGTTATTTAGTTCATCCCAACTAATTTCATCAATCGGAACGTCAGAAGGTAATTTAACGATGTCAGGATTTTTCTTTAAACAATCGTCCCTATCGGCACCATCTACATCATAATACCAATACCAAACTTTACCATTATGGAAATTTGCACTACCGAAATCCCATTTACCTCCAGGCGTGTTCATTAAATGTATCATCTTTTTACCATCAGGTAATGCGGTAACTCTATAAGTTAAATCACCACCAATAATACGTCTTTGTATGTTGGTTTCTTGCATTCTCAATAACATATCAAAAGCCGGCATCATAGTGTAAGAACCTGAATATCCTAATTGTGCGAAACCACCGACACCACCAAGTCCAGGACCACCCATGGCACCAAATGCAAATGGGTCAAACATTACGTTGTTCATTGTTGGTGGGGTATACCATAACAATTCATTAATTTCTCTACCCGCAGGTATTTCGTATAGTTGTTGACCTCTTTGTAGGGTAATATAATCTTTTTTTAAAACCCAATCACCTCCTTGTTGTAATCCAACAATTTTTGAGTAAGCATAACTATATCTTGTTTCATAATCTAAACTTCTCGTTATGAATGCTTTAGTTAAAGATTGTTCATCAAGATTTAAGTTTTGCAATGCGGACCATTGTGATTCAATTAACCAATCTTGAATATATTGAGAATAATCTCCAATGGATAATTCTAATAAAGAATCTAACATTTCATCTTCTAGCTCAACACTTCTAAGTGGAGCTCCGAGTAGATGTTTAACTCTCGTATATAATTTACTTCTATTTGGTTCAGATATTATAGCCATTTTATGTCTTTATGATAAATATTCAGAACAGTTCATAAATTTAATATTATTACTTCCTTGTAATGTCATAAAATTATTTTGTTTTGGTATTTTAAAATCAGTTTTCTTAACTGTCACATTTTCAGTTTTAAATATTCTGACTTTTTTCTTTTTTATATTAACAAATATTAACAAATCAACTTTAGTATATTCTTTAGCCCCCGAAGAACCACTTATAATAAAATAATTATCTATTTCAATTTCATTAGTATATGGTTTAATTTGCCCTGTTAAAATTTTAGATTCTATATTAATAGTAGCATCAATACCTGACATCATATCACTCGTTAATCCACCACCTGAAGTGATTGTACATGCTCCATCACCTAAATTTTCGTCAATTATTTTTTTAGCACCATCCTCATTTCTTTTACCATAACAATCAGTTGTTCTTAATATCTTCTCAATATGTTTTAAAGTATTAGAACTTTGTCTATCAAACAATCTTGATTTAATACCTTCCATTACTGAAAAGAATCTTATTAATTGTGATAAGTTTTCTTCAGGATTATCACCATAAACTATAGGTTCTTGATTTGTGTGTTTTAAATGACGATTAATATCATTATGTATAACACAAAATGCAGAATATGATGAAGTTAAATTATTCAACAATGACCTTTTATTCTCAGCATCATATAAACCCGGCATATGTCCAACAAATAACTCATCCTTTTCTCTCCAATTTTGGGGATATAAACCCTTTAAAAAACTATTCCAACCCTTAACATATTCTTCCTTAAATTTTTTAAGTAATTCCCTTTTTGTTTTATCCTCAGTATACGAAGGAAATAATAAACTTTTAAATATTTTTTCATCTTCGGTTGAACAAGTATGTGAGTGTCCTGTCGCCTCAAGTAATATTTCATTCTCTTTTAACATAAGTTGTGTCATAACTGTTTCTTCGTTTATTTTGGTTTCTAATTTCATTTTGTAAAGTTTCTCAACAAATTCCCAATTTACCGCCTCCCAGAATTGTTTGATATAATCATCTCTCCTATTTCTATATTTCAAATAATAAGCATGTTCCCACAAATCTAATCCAAGAATTGGATATCCACCATCTTCAACGTCGTTCATTAAAGGATTATCTTGGTTTGGGGTGGACATTATTTTTAATTTATTATTTTTCGTAACAATCAACCAAACCCAACCTGAACCGAATCTTTCTTTTGCGACCGTCTCAAATTTTTTCTTGAACTTGTTAAAGGTATCAAAATCTTTGTTAATCCTTTGTGAAACTAATTCTTTTGGTTTCTGTGGTGTTGGGGATAACATCTTCCAAAACAATGCGTGATTGTAAGCTCCACCAGCATTATTTCTAATGGTATTATCATACTTGCTAATAGTTTTAACAATTTGTTCTAAATCCAAATCACCAAACTTTTCTTTTTCTAAAGCAAGATTTAATTTTTCAACATACCCTTTATAGTGTTTGTTGTAGTGAAAGTCCATAGTTTCGGGGTCAATAAATTTCTTTAATGCCGTTTTTGCATATGGTAATTTCTCAATACCTATTTTTTTCATTTCAGTTATAAAAAATTTTTCACTATAATCTTTTTCCTTCTTAACTATTTCTTCCTCTAACTGTTCTATTCTATTAACTAAGTTTTTCATGTGTCTTATATATTAAATCTGTAAATTTGGGATGGTATCTTTCAAACTTTTTAACTAATTCACCCGATAATGCGTTTGCCTCATTTTCCAAATGTCCACCAATATTTTTACCTTTCTTTTTATGCTTAATAGCGTGTTGATATTCATGTATCCATTCGTGCGCCAATGTTCTAATAATGTCTCGGTTTAATCTACCGGCAGATAATATAAAAAGTTCATGTTCATCGGTTCTTTCTCCCGTTGTCATATCTTTAATTCTATTACCTAAAAAATTTACTTTAATGTTTTTTTCTAAAGGATAATTTTTTTGAAGAAACTCAATAAATTTATTAAATAATTTATGTTCGGATTTATCTATCCCCGACTTACTATATATTACCGAAATGTCCATAATAATAAATATTAAGATTTATTGTTTATTAATCTCATAATTTCCTCAACAACATCAACTTTATCCATATTATCACCCATCACTGTTTCAAAGATATTTTTCTTTTTGGATAGGATATCGTAGATAACTCCTTCTATCGTATTCTCAAAGATAGGATAATAAACTGAAACATTTGATTTTTGTCCATATCTATACGACCTGTCCTCAGCCTGGCTATGGTCTGAAGGTACAAATGATAGGTCATTCATTATAACCGCTTCACCCGCAGTTAATGTTAAACCAACACCTGCCGCTTTAAGATTTCCAACAAATATTTTTATTTTATCATTTGTTTGGAACTCATCCACAGCGTTTTGTCTTTTAGCTTGAGAACAACTACCATCAACATAGACCGCTTTTTTTCCAAAATGCTCTACCAATTTTTGTAGGGATGCTGTGAAGTTTGTAAATATAATAACTTTCTTTCCTTGTTCCACAATATTCTCGGCAAGTTCTATTGATGACTCTATTTTTTCATCCGCAATTATCTGTCTAACTTTTGTAAGTTTGGTAAATTGTAATGTCATAGATGATGATTCTTCAGCCTTGGTTTTATACCAATCATAATATTCGCCCATTAATTCTTCATATAATTTAGACCTTAATCTCAAATAAACGGGGGTGATAATTTTGTCAGGTAAATCTAAAACATCTTCTTTTAATCTTCTCAACACTTGTTTAGATGTTCTATCTCTAAGTTCTTCAAGATTAGAAGCCCCACTTGTATTCCATATTTTTCTATTACCCCCAACTCTAAATTGATACCCTTGACAATATCTAATAACATAAGCCATCCAATTTCCCGCAACAGGATTCTCAATTAAACTTAATAAGTTATAATAATTGATTGGCCTTGAAGTCATTGGTGTTCCCGTTAATAACCATAGTTTATCAACACTTTTGGCAAAACTATTAATTAATTTTGTTCTTTGAGCTTGAACATTTTGAAGATAGTGGGCTTCATCAATTATTATTAAATCAAAATTACATTGATAAATCGGACTATTCTCTTTGTCTTTTATATCATAAAAATTTTTAATAATATCGTAATTGGTAATAACAAAATCGTGTTCAGTTGAGAAGTTTTTACTTTCACATATGAAAACACTTCTATCACTATAATTCGCAATTTCTCTTTGCCAATTTATCTTAAGGGATGCTGGACAAATAATTAAAATCTTTTTAGCTCCCGTTTCAAGTGCTGCAATAATGGTGGAGGTTGTATTATGGGTAACTATACAATGTTCCGCAACATATAGTTTGTCCGGAGAATCAACTGAAATACATACAGCATCTCCTTTCCTTTCAAATTCTATTTTTTTAATATATCTCCCAACTTTATATTTTTGTGGTTCTTTATACAATTCTTTTTTTCTTTGTAATTTGAACGGGTTCATCCCCGATTGTAATTTAATATTTACACGATAAGCCTTTTTTCCATTTTTTTTCTCACCGTTATAAGTATATTTTGGAATTCTACTTGATTTACGAGCGATTCCTCCTAAAGTGTGAACTATTTCAATCACATCATCTGTAAGTTGTTCGGATATTGAACAAAATTCTGTACCTAAAAATTCATTATTTTTTCTTGATTTATAACAAAAACCGTCTGTATCCATTAATCCTTGTAAAATTAGTAACCTATTTTCTATACTTGAATATTTGTAAACATCAGGAATAAATTTTTGACTTGAGTTACAACCCATTAAGTTTAATTGTCTTAATTTATCAATTAAAGAATTTTTTCCTCTTATTTTTGTAACAATATCGTAATCACAATTATCTCCACTTGTTTTTTTAATTTCTAAATCATCTGTCAATAGTTTTTTTATTTCTTCAATTATCTCATCATCTATACTACTAAATCTTATACTTTTTGTTATTCCACCGTCACCTAATATTAATCCAAGTAAGTAAGGATGAATTGGTAATTCTTCATTATTATCAAATGTAATAGGTTTAACAATTGGTATTTGCCATTTTGATTGACCGTTACTTTGAAGATAATATGTTGATTGTAATTTATCAAAAGAATTACTATTTCTTGTTACCTTTAACTCTTTATCTAAAAGCTGTTTTGTTGTTAAATTTAACGTTAGGGTTTTTCTACCTTTTGAGTTGTTTCCATTCGCTCTTGTTGAAACTGTCCATATGTGTTCATCACAACATAATATTGAACATCCGTCATTGAATGTTATTTTGTATAAATCTTTTAGTCCTTGTGGATAAACCCCTGTTACGTTATGTGAATTACCGTCACTACCTATTACTTTATCCCCCACTTTAATATCTCCCATTTTTTTCACTCCATCAGAGGTATAAATTTTTGTATTTATTTCAAGAGCTTTACCCAATCCCATATCATCCGCTAATATAAATCTCTTACTACCGACCAATTTCTCAATGGCTTCTTTTTGATGACCTAATGGGGGACGATGTTCGTATTTTGAATAATCAATCTCAACTTGTTCTACCTTATGAGCTTTAATAATTGCGTTCTTCGGTAACCAAAAATCGTGGTTTGTTTCCCCACTGAATATTTTACCCCAAATATGATATGATTTGTCTTTCTCAACCAATAATTTCTCAACCCAAACTTGTTCAGGAACTACTGTATACAATTTTTCATCGGCAATTTTTTGAGCGAAGTAGGGGTCTAAATCAACCCATTTCTTGGCGACTTTAGGTTGGGTGTCGTGAAAATTAATTATATAATCTGATTGAGCCCGAGTGGGATAAAACTTTTTATTAACTTGTGATTGATGTTTTAATTTAAGGATATAGTTATTTGCACCCTCATAGGTGTCCAAAATTTTTAATGCGGTTCTTTCAATTAAATGAGTGGTATTTTCCAAAAATACGTTATTTATATAATAATAACAAAATTATAAATATTTATCAATATGGCAAACAATAAAGTTCCAATAACAAGGTTAGGTAAGTTCTTCGGGGCCGAAGATTATTCATTGGATATTAATATGGGTGAGGAGTGGTTGCATGGAGATATGAACTTCACATTAGTGTTGTACCGTGTTGATAGGTACAAAACAAAGACAGATGATGTGTATGGTGAAACGGTTACAGACGGAATTAAGTATTTATCACCAGTAGAATTTAAATCCTATGTTCAAGTTATGGCACCTGAAAACAAATATTTGGGTAATTCTAAAGTAGAACAATTTGAACCCGGTAACATTAAGGTATCCGTTTACCAACAACACTTAGATGAGTTAGATATTGATATTTCATATGGTGATTATTTGGGATATTATGAAACAGAAACAAGAGTTAGATATTATGTAGTTAATAATGATGGTAGGGTTGTTTCGGATAACAAACACTCATATGGAGGTGTTAGACCTTTTTATAGAACAATATTGGCATCACCTGTTAGTCAAAATGAATTTAGAGGTATATGAGAATACTAGTTACTGAACGACAATTAAAACTACTTGAGCAAAATAAAACACCTCAAGAACAACTTGATGATTTTAATTACCAAGAAGATAAAATTAAATCGTCATTCACACTTAAAAAAAATGTTAAAAAATGGTTAACCCATCTTGAAAACAAATACCCTTCATTATCATTTAAATTAGAATATGGTAATGATGTTTTAATCGCTAAAGCAAAAATTAAAAATATTAACGAATCAAAAGATATATCAGATAGTCCATTAGGAAAAAGAGTTAAGGTTTATTATAACCTAAACAAACACACTTTTTCCGTGACATATAAAAGTTTAGTAATACTACATGCCGATTATGTTAAATTAAATGATGTTGAGTTTAAAGTTAGACCGGGGGGTAAAGAAAGGGTTAGAAAAGAAAAATCAAAAAATGTTCACGCATTTGTCATTGGTAATTTGATAGATTATTGTGAGTTCCCTTGTGAAAACTTACCCACAGATTCTTTAGGAAATGTGGTAACATATAACCCATACAAATATGATACCTTTGTTTATAAAGATAGTGAGGAGCCAATTTATAACGCTAAAGAAATTGAGATGATAAATCTTAAAAATAAATTATTCGTAATAAACGAGATAACACAAAAATAATGGGATTTCCAAAAAAAATAAAAAAAGATATTAGTTTAACCCCTCATAGAACATTGTATCCAAGAAGATTAGAATTATTGGACAAGATTAATGAGAATGGTACTTATTTACCAAAATCTATTTTACATGCTGATTTAGATAGAGGATTTTTGGATTTTGTTGTTAATGAGCTAAAAATATCTTCAGAAGGAAAAACAATACCTGTTATAGACATTTTAATCACCACTCAGAATTGGGTTCAGTTTACTCAAACTTGGGACTTCCAAGATTTAGATAAAAATACCTCACCACCGTTCATTTGTGTAATTAGAAATCCCGAAGTTAAATATGGTACAACACCATCACTACAATACACAATACCAAATAGAAGACAATTTTATTACGCCTCAGTACCTAGTTTTGACGGTAATAATTTAAATGTTGATGTTTACCAAATACCTCAACCAGTCCCTGTAGATATTAAATTCTCAGTTAAAATTATATGTAATAGAATGAGAGAACTTAATACTTTAAATAAAACAATTTTACAAAAGTTTTCTTCAAGACAGGCCTATACTCAGATTAAAGGACACTACATTCCAATTATAATGGATAATATTTCAGACGAGTCAGTTATGGATATAGAGAAACGAAAGTTTTATATTCAAAATTACGATTTTACTATGATGGGATTTCTAATAGATGAAGAAGAGTTTGTAGTAAAACCAGGAGTAGAAAGAGTATTAAAACTGATTGAGGTACCTAACTCTAAAAAAATTAAAGGAAAAAATAACGAAATTTCTAACCCATCTAGTTATCCTGTGGAATTTGTTTTTGAAGAAGATAAAATAATTATTGAAAAAACATTTTACAACTTAGTTAATTTAAATTTAACCACTTCAGTAAATCTTTCAAATTATGACATATACATTAATGGTGATTTCTATGGGACAAATTTACAAAGAATTCAAATAAATAATAATGATGTTGTTAGATTTGAAATAACACAAGAACAATTAGGTAAACCATCAAAATTATCTTTTGTGGCCAATATTGTTTAATTCTCTCCGTAAATATCTTTCTTATCTTTACACTTTTCTATAATCAAATTCTCAAGAAATTTGTAAATTTTAATTCCTTTTTTATCACAATATTTTTTTAATATATCGTGAGCTTCAATAGAAATCTTAAGATTTTTTATTTTTTTCTTTTCTTCCATAATAATGATAGGCAGAAAAAAGTAAGAAAATAATCTGCCATAATATAAATATCTTTTACAAAGTAAAGTTTTTTCATAAAAAAACAAATATTTATGATAAAATAAATCATTAAAGTAAATTAAGAGTAATGGCAACAAATAGTAAAGTGTTCGTATCTCCCGGTGTGTATACCTCAGAAAGAGATTTAAGTTTCGTCTCACAAAGTGTGGGTGTAACTACTTTAGGTATCGTAGGAGAATCATTAAAAGGTCCGGCGTTTGAACCTATTTTTATAAAAAACTACGACGAATTCCAAACATATTTTGGAGGAACAAGTCCTGAGAAATTTATAAATACACAAATCCCTAAATATGAGGCAGCTTATATCGCTAAATCGTACCTACAACAATCTAATCAAATGTTTATGACAAGGATATTAGGATTGTCGGGTTATGATGCAGGTCCTTCATGGTCTATTCAAACAATTGCAAATGTTGATACAACTACCGTTGGATTAAATGAAATTTGTGTGTCAATACCAAACTATATTACAAATACTTGTGATATATCTTGTACCGCACAAACTATTTCAATTAGTGTTGATTTTACAGGTTGTTCAAATCAAGATGGTTCTATAACTTTCTTATCTAGTTTCCCTGATGAAATTCAAAATATATTAAATGAATCATATACTCAGTTTAATGGTGGTACATCAACATTAGAAACAAATATTAAACAACAATTATTAAATGTTTTTTCAAATAACGCATTAGCAAATACAAGTATTTACTACTACGGTACAATTGAGGAGGGTGATTATAATACATTGGCACCTGTTTTTACCGCAGGAACTAACGTATTTGGAGTTAATAGTGTTTGTTCAGGAACTGCTGATTATACGGCACCTGAGAATGACCCTTGGTATTATGCTTTGTTTGAGAACTTTAGTGGTAATAGTTATTCAGGTTATTCATTTTGGACAGTAGTTCATAATTTAACAATGTTACCTAAATCAACAACCATAACAACCACAGCACCGGCTCCTACACCAACACCAATTCCTAACCCATGTACAACAACAACAACAATATCACCAACAACAACAACTACAACTACAGAACCTGATTGTTTTTCAGGAACAGTTGTAGGTAAAATTTATTTATATACAGGTACAAGTTACTCAAACTATAATAACTTAGTTGTAAGTACTTTAAGGTCAAGAGGTATTTCTCAATTTAACGCAACACATGACGGACCAACTTATGAAGTTAGTCAGTTAAGTGCCGTTACTTTGGACTTCAGTGGTTCTTACGCTTCAGTTAAAAAGAATCCTTATTCTGTGTTTGCGGTTAATATAACTAACGACGAAGGAAAATCATTTGTTTTCAAAGCATCACTTACATCTTCAGATACGACCTACTTACCTAAGGTATTTGGTGTGGATAATTTTGGTAAACCAAGAGCTGATGTTCCTTTATTTGTTGAAGAAAGATTCCAAAGTTTGTTAAATTGGGCATATAAAAAAGGATTCATTAGAGGATTAAGACAAGAATTAATTCAGTTACCTGAGGCAAGAAGTGAGGACCCATCATCAATTGGTTTTTACTCTGAGAGATATCAAGCACCTGAAACTCCATGGGTTGTGTCAGAATTAAGAGGTACTAAAGTTTATAAATTATTTAAAGTAATTTCTATTGCGGATGGTAATAGTGCTAATGACCAAATTAAAATATCATTTATGAATATGTCATTTGACAATCAAACATTTGATATTGTAGTTCGTGATTATTATGACACCGATGACGCACCTGTTGTATTAGAAAAATTTACTAACTGTTCTATGGACCCGGGTTTAAATAACTTTGTGGCCAAAAGAGTAGGTACTTCTGATGGTGAATACGCATTAATGTCTAAATTTATTATGTTGGAAATTAATGAAGACGCACCACATGATTCATTACCTTGTGGTTTTGAAGGATATAGATTTAGAACTTATGATGGTGTTAAATCTCCATTCCCTGTATTTAAAACAAAATATAACTATCCAGGTGAAGTTATTTTTAATCCTCCTTTTGGTTATTCAACAGGAACTGATGACCCAATTGTTAGTTCAGGTGATAATGTTAGAAGAACTTATTTAGGTTTATCTAATAGTGTTGACACAAGTTATGATTTAGATTTCTTCCAATACGTTGGACTACAAAATTTAAATACAATGTGTGACCCTAAATTACAAGAGTGGGAATTTTTAACTAAAGGTTTCCATATGGATTCGGGAGCTACTGATATTGTTATTTCTGACAATTACATATCATCAGGAAAAACTGCGTTTGCTTGTGGTGTTGCAGCATTTAGAGAAGACCCAACAAACCAAAGTAATCCTTACTATAGATTATACGCAAGAAAGTTCACAGTGTTTGTTGCTGGAGGTTTTGACGGATGGGACATTTATAGAGAACACAGAACTAATACCGATAACTTTGTTTTAGGTAAGTCGGGATATTTAGCGGGAGCATGTATCAGTGATAGATACCCTAATGCGACAGGTACGGGTTTATTTAGACAAATAACTGTTGGGGATAACGTAGTAGATTGGGCAAATACTGATTATTACGCATATTTACTTGGTCAACAAACATTCTCAAATCCTGAGGCTGTTAATATCAATGTATTTGTAACACCAGGTATTGATTATGTAACTAATAGTAATCTTGTTGAGAGTTCAATTGATATGATTGAGTACAATAGAGCAGATTCTTTGTATATTTGTACAACACCTGACGTAGTTATGTTAAGTGAAGTGGTTGATTTGATTTATCCACAAGACGCTGTAGATGCTTTGGCACAAACAGGAATTGATTCTAACTACACCGCGACATTCTACCCTTGGGTATTAACAAGAGATACGGTTAATAACACTCAAATTTATATCCCAGCAACTGCTGAAGTTACAAGAAACTTGGCGTTAACTGATAATATAGCTTTCCCTTGGTTCGCATCAGCGGGTTACACAAGAGGTTTAGTTAATTCTATTAAAGCTAGACGTAAGTTAACTCAAGAAGATAGAGATACTCTTTATGTTGGCCGACTTAATCCAATTGCGACTTTCTCTGATGTTGGTACTGTAATTTGGGGTAATAAAACTTTACAAATTAGAGAAAGTGCTCTTGATAGAATCAACGTAAGAAGATTGTTACTACAAGCTCGTAAGTTAATATCGGCAGTATCTGTTAGATTATTGTTTGAACAAAACGACGATAAAGTAAGACAAGATTTCTTAGACGCTGTTAATCCTATCTTAGACGCAATTAGAAGAGATAGAGGTTTATATGATTTCCGTGTAACTGTTTCGTCTTCACCGGAAGATTTAGATAGAAACACATTATCAGGTAAAATCTATATCAAACCAACAAAGGCGTTAGAATTTATTGATATTGAATTCTTAATCACACCAACAGGTGCATCTTTTGAAAATATATAATACTTATTAAATGGATGGGGGATAAAATCCCCATCCTTATTAATTTATGAAAAGAATATTAAAAGAAGGAATTAGTAGTAAGGGAACACCGGATTTAAAGTACTATGCGTTTGATTGGGACGATAATATCGTAACAATGCCGACAAAAATTATACTTAAAAATGAAGAAGGTGATGAAGCTGGGATGTCAACTGAGGATTTTGCCAAATATAGAAGTAGAATAGGTAAAGAGAATTTTAATTATAAGGGGGATACTATTGTTGGGTTTGGAGATAATCCATTCAGAAACTTTAAAACTGAAGGCGATAAATTGTTTATTATAGATTCCATGTTAGCCAAAACAGGTCCTGCATGGGCTGATTTCAAAGAGGCGATTAATAATGGTTCTATATTCTCAATAATCACTGCAAGGGGACATAACCCAAATACAATAAAAGAGGCAGTTTATAATTATATTATATCAGGTTTTAATGGACTAAATAAAGAAGAGTTAATTAAAAATCTAAAAAAATATAGGGATTTTACCGATGAAGGTGATTTAAGTGATTTAGAATTAATTAGAGATTATCTCAATTTGTGTAGATTTTATCCGGTATCCTTCGGTGAAGGTGTAGAATCAAATCCTGAAGAAGCCAAAATAAAGGCGTTAGAAGAATTTGTTGATTATATTAGAGAATTATCACATTCATTAAATAAAAAGGCATATATAAAAAACAATGTTAAGAATTTCTTTTTACCTACTGTAGGATTTTCAGATGATGATATTAAAAATGTAGAAGCAATTAAAACACATTTTAATAAGAAAGACGATAATATAGTTAAGACATATTCAACACAAGGAGGAATTAAGAAAGAATATTAATTTATATACTGGAACTGGATTCTAGTAGAAGAATAAAAGATAAAAAAATAAAGTAAATACAAAAATTTTTAAAAAGGAAGTATTTATAAATAATAAAAATAAAAAAAATTAAATTTAAATATTATGGCTGATTTACTCATGAAGATGCCGATTCCCTACGAACCCAAAAGAGCGAATCGTTTCATTTTAAGATTTCCAAGTACATTAGGGATTAACGAATGGTTTGTTGAAAGCACAAAAAGACCGGCAATTAAAATCAAAGACGTTGAGATTCCTTTCTTAAATACATCAACATACGTTGCGGGTAGGTTTAACTGGGACGCAATCACAGTGACGTTTAGAGACCCGATTGGACCTTCGGCAGCACAAGCCTTAATGGAATGGGTTCGTTTACATGCAGAGTCAGTAACAGGTCGTATGGGTTATGCTGCGGGATATAAAAAGAACGTAGATTTGGAAATGTTAGACCCAACCGGAGTTGTTGTTGAAAAATGGATATTAGAAGGAACTTTCTTGACAGGTGTAGATTTCCAAGCACTTGCATATTCTGATGATAAGTTAGCGACTATTCAAGCAACTTTAAGAATGGACAGATGTATTTTAGTTTATTAATATTTATTTACTAAAAAAAATAATTACACTATATTTAACCGTAGGGAAACTATAAACTCTCTACGGTTAATTTTTTTTATATATGGACGAATCAAAACAATATGGACAACAAAATTTAAATTTACCACACGATGTTGTTAAATTACCTTCAGGTGGTGTATTTTATAAATCAAAGAAAAAAGCGATTAAGGTCGGGTATTTAACCGCCTCTGACGAAAACTTATTAATGGCGGGAGATACCAATAGAGATGGTATCGTAATGACACTATTAAGAAGTAAAATATATGAACCAGATATTAGACCTGAAGAATTATTAAATGGTGATATACAGGCAATATTAATATTTCTTAGAAATACTGCTTTTGGTTCAGAATATTCTTTCAAATTAACTGACCCTGAAACAGGTAAAGATTTTGATATTGATGTATCTTTGGAAGAATTATATATTAAGAAAACTGAAGTAACTGCAAATGAGGAAGGTTCATTTACAACTGTATTACCAAAATCAGGGGTTACAGTAAAATTAAGACCATTATCTTTTGGAGAACAAGATGAGTTAGACAAATTGGGTGAAAAATACCCTGCAGGTAGAGTGGCTCCAAAACAAACATGGAAATTAAATAAAATGATTGTAGAATTTAATGGTTCAACTGATAGACAATTGATTAGTCAAAATGTTGATTCGTTACCAATTGCCGATGCAAAATATATCCGAAGGTTCATTGATGATAATGAGCCAGGACTAGACTTAACCAAACAAGTAATCGCCCCATCAGGAAAAGAGGCCAATGTTAACATTGCCTTTGGGGTGGAGTTTTTTCGGCCTTTCTTCTAATTACCGAGAATCCCAATCATGGGAATATTATATCTGTACAAAACATATGAATGTTTCATATACGGACTTTCTTATTATGCCTGTATATCTCAGGAAATATCTTATTAATGAACTTGTTAAAGAGAATTCTCCAAAAGAAAACGAATGGTGATGTATTTATTATTAAATAATTAAAAAATGTTATTTCAAGACAAAACAGAGGCCTCATCCCAAGAAACCAAATTTGACTTAAAAACATATCTTGAAGATTTTGGAAAAGTTTTAAAAAGTCCTTTTGGTGGTGTAGACGAATTAAAAAGTGTGTTTAGCACTATGGAGGATACCGCAGTAAAACTTGCAACGAGTTTTGGTGGTACTTCTTCATTTAGTCAGACAATACGAGACAGTATGGCAGGGGCGGCATCAAGTATGGCTGAGATTGGTGGTAGTATGTCGGATATTGAGGATATACAAAGAAATGTGGTTAAAACATTACAAACACAAACAATATTAAATGAAGAATCCTATAAGGATTTGTTTGCTTCGGCTCAGTTAGTGAGTGATGGAACTAAGGGGGGTGCTCAGATGACGGGGGAAATGATTAAGAATTTTACAAATGCGGGATATGGACTTTACAATATAGGTAAAGAAATGACGGGTATTCTAAATACCGCTAGAGAAGTTGGTGTTACAGCAACTGCGGTTTATGAACAACTTGGGACTAATATGGGTAAATTAGCTCTTTATAATTTTGAGAACGGAGTACAAGGAATGGCCAAAATGGCGGCCCAAGCGGCGGGTCTTAGAATTGATATGAAAACTACGTTTGGGCTGGCCGACCAATTGTTTAATCCTGAAAAGGCGATTGAAATGGCAGCCGGATTCCAAAGGCTTGGGGTACAAGTAACAAATTTACTTGACCCATATAAGTTAATGGATATGGCGAGAAACGACCCTAAAAAATTACAAGAATCTATTGTAGAAGCAACAAAACAGTTAACGTATTTTGATGAAAAAAGTAAAAGTTTTAGAATATTACCTGGTGCTCAAGGACAGTTAAGAGAACTTGCAACTCTTATGAATATTCCGGCGGAAGAGTTAGCGAAAATGGGACAAAACGCCGCAGATTTAGATAAAAAATTAAGAGAAATATCTTTTCCATCTGATTTTGCTAAAGAAGAGGATAGAAAGATGATTGCCAATATGGCACAAATGAGTGGTAGTAGTTATGTTGTTACTTTTACTGATAAAGATAACGGAGAAACAGTTACTAAAAAAGTTACTGAGTTATCAGAAAAAGATAGAGAAAATTTAGTTAAGGCGAATGAACCCGCAAAAAGTGCGGTTGATTTACAAATAGAGGCTAATGGTTATTTAAGAGGTATGTATAACGCTTTGAAGGCAAGACAAATAGCATTACCTGCAAGAGCGGCAGCATCATCTAATGTTCAAACAGGAATTAAATATATAAAAGAAAATATTACTGACAGATATGCCGAAGACGTACTTGATAATATTGTAAAGGTTAAACGAGAACCAAGAAAAGATAAGACAGGGTTTTTAAGTTCTAAAGGTACTGATGAAGAAATTAATAAAATTACGACTGAATTAGGAAAAATAATGATTGAGGGTATTAAAAAAGGTAATATCAATCAAACTTTAACTGATATGTTGAAATATACCACAGACCAAATTAAAAATAAAGCTACAGATGTTAAAGAAGGTGTTACAAAATTTTTAATTGACCTTAAAACTTCTGCGATGTCGGGAATAATACCCACAGCATCTATCCGAGCATCTTCAATGGCCTCAACAGTATCTCCAACAGTTTCACCTGTCATTGGTTCTGTTGTGACACCGGCAAATTCAAGAACGGTTATTTCATCAACACAATCACAAAATTCTAATATAAGTACGACCCCAATAACAATTAATTATAACGACTATTCAAACAATACTGTTATGGATAATTCTAAAATTTTAGACCTTAAAAAGGCTGAAATACAAAATTTAATTTATGAGACAGTTAAAAAAGTTGAAGAGGAACAAAAAAATAGAAAACAATAAAAAAAACAAATAAGCGCTATTTATAATAAAATATAATAAATGCCGAGTTATTTAACCTTTGCCTCCACACAACGATATAGAGACGTTTTATTAGCGAGAAACCTATCACCATATACCGTACCTGGCGTTTATACACCACCATCAGTATCTACCATAGTTCATGATACTGTACAAACAGTTTCTTCTGTTATTGACTCACCTGATAACCTAATATTTGATGACCCATTTGCGGATTTATTATATCCTTTAAATATATACGGACCATCCAATGGATACAACAAAAACATAGGTATCAGATGGTTAACTAATACAAGGTCTAATGAGGGGCCTTATAATTATTCTAGAGCTAATTTACCACAACGAAGTTTACCTATTGAGAGGGAGATACCTACCTTAAACAAGTATGCCCCTCAAAATGTAATACAATTAATATCAATTAATAATATACAATCGGTACCAACGTTTAAACAATACGCTGACCCTCTTAATTTTGTACCGTCAACATATACGCCATATCAGATATTATTACAGGATAATCCAACGGGTGATAACGGAAGTTTAACTCAGGATTCTTATATAGCCCAATTAGGTGCTAAGAGATTAAGAAAAGAATTTGAAGATAGAATTGGTAGAGAATTAATTAGAAATACTTTAGGTAGAGTTAATTTACCAAATGCGATATCTGACCCTGTACAAGCCATACAATTATTACAAGGAAAAACACCTTTAATTGAAAGAGATTGGGTTATCACTAGGTCTCAAAACGTAATACTAAAAGCGACGGATTTTGCCGCAAGATTGTCGGGTTTTAATTATCCTGGTTCACAAATACCCGGTGATTATTTTCAAACGGACGAACAAAATTTAAGTTTATTTGGACAAATTGCTGGTGCTTTTAATGGTGGAAAAGACCCAAGAGGTGGGTTCTTAGGTAAAGTCATGGGGAGATTTTTATCACAACCATCACCATCCCAACTTTTTTTAAACAATACAGGTGGAGGTCAAAAATCACAACTATATTATAATTTAGGTTTTAATAGATATTCTCCAGAATATAACAAATCATTAATTGGAGAAGCGGTTGATTTGGCAAAAAGTGCGATTAACAGCCTTTTGGATTTACCAACAAAGGGAGGATACTACGTAGGTAGTAAAGAATTAAACCCAAGTAGAATTGACTCTCCGGCGGGAGAAGTACCTTTAAATCCTTTTGGACAAGAAACTAATAGTCCTGTTTACGGTCCTGATGTGTTATCTAAAGAATATGAGGGAGAATCCATACAGAATAAATTCCAAATAGGGTTTGACGGGCGTTCGTATTCTGATGGTGGTGGGTTATCAGGAGGATTAATTTGGACTTCACCAAAATATAATAATGCGGGATTTAAAGCAAGAATAGGGGGAGACCAAGGACCTACTGATAGTGAGTACAATCAAGTTAAGTCACAAACGGAGAGTTATTTAAGCCAAGGGTTT